TAGAGGTGTTCCTGTATTTAAAATATTAGAAGAACAATTAGGAATTACTAGATTAGAAATTGCTAAATTTGGTCAATCAACAGAGGGTGCTAGAAAAATATTAACTGCATTAGAAGTAGGTTTCGATAAAGCATTTGCTGGTGCTACACAACAAAAATTAGATAACTTATCAACTTCATCTTCAAATTTAGGAATTGCTTTTAGAGGTGCTTTAGATGACATAGGCCAAGCTGGTTTTAGTGGTGCTTTAACAGACATGAACAATACACTTGCAGAAACTTTAAAAGCGTTAGACCCTGTAATCATAGCTTTAGGAGAAGCGTTAGCATTTGTAGTTCGTGGTATAACAAAGCTGTTAGAAAAATTAAATAGAGCCATAAGTATCTCTTTTGATTTATATGTTAAGTTAAGAGATTTATTGAACATACCTATTAAAGTTCCTGAAATTGATATTAACAAAGGTAAATTAGAAGAAGCGACAGAAGAAGTTATAAAACAAAAAAATATATTTCAAAAAATAGGAGAAGAATTAAGAGGAAATGTTAATAAAAGAGTTGAAGAATTGAAAGAAAAATTTGCAAGTATTCATAAAATTATCGCAGATGGAGTTGTGCAATCCGTACAAAAAATGTCTAGAGCAATGGCAGAAACTCTTGTAATGGGGAAAGACTTTGCAAAAACAATGAAACAAATAGCACAACAAGTATTAGTTAATATAATAGCACAACAAATAGAATACATAGTTTTATTAGGAATACAAAAAATTCTTGGTAAAGATAATAAAGACCAAGAAGTAGAAAAAGATAATTTAATCAGAAAACAAAATACTAATCTTAAAAGACAGATTGCTTTACAAATGATTTTAAATGCTCTTGGTGGTGGTGGTGGAAGTCCAAATGCAAATAGCAATCCTTTAAAAATGTTTTCAAGTGGTGGGTCTGTTAGAAAAGGACAGCCAACGATTATTGGAGAGAGAGGTGCAGAATTATTCGTTCCTAATTCAACAGGACAAATACAACAAAATGCTAGAGGCACGTCATCGCAAGGTGCAACAGTTAATTTTAATATTAATACAGTTGATGCTTCAGGATTTGAAGAATTATTAGTCAGATCAAGAGGTGCTATAACTCAATTAATCAACAATGCAGTTAATGAAAGAGGTAGGGAGAGTTTAATATAATGGCTGGTGCTTTTCCAATATCTACTTCTAAATTTGATACTTTAGGAATAAAGTCTATTCAAAATACTATTATATCTAAATCTGTATCAGGTAAGAAACTTGCAAGACAAATAGATAACCAAAGATTTGCGTTCACAGTTCGTATAGTTACAGGAAGTAGATCAGATGTTTATGGAGAGTTAATGGCATTTATAATGAAACAAAGATCAGGTAAAGAAAACTTCACAATAATCCCACCTGAAGTAGAAGACGCTAGAGGTAATGTAAGTGGTACTGTTCTTGTAAATGGTGTTCACGCAGTCGGAGATACAACAATAGATGTTGATGGTATGACAGGAACTTTAAAAGCTGGAGATTTTGTTTCTTTTGCTTCTCATACTAAAGTTTATATGGTGGTTGCTGATTCAACTGCTGATGGTTCAAACGAAGCAACGATCACAATAGAGCCACCTCTTATAACAGCATTAACAAATGATTCTGCTGTCACTTATGACAATGTACCTTTTACAGTTTATTTAACAAATGATATTCAAGAATTTGGAGTAGTAGGCACAGCTAATGATGGGGCGTTATTATATCAATATGAATTTGATGTAGAAGAAACATTATAGATGACAAAATATTTAGTAAGGCATCATGTAACTGCCGATTTTGTTGCAGAAAAAATAGTAGATGAATCTGAAATAGATTCTGAAAAAAATAATTTAAAACAAAATACTATTCCAGATGGAACTTTTAGCTTTATTATGGTAGAACAAAGCGAAAAGCTAATAAGAACAACTTACGAGAAATATGACGAGAGCCTTAACAACAGCGATAAAGAACGCACTAGCAACAAATGATATTAAACCATTTCATTTATTAACTATTAATTTTGCTACGCCTGTTAATTTCACAGATTCTACTTATAGTTTAACTTCTTCAATATCAGGTTCTTCAGTTACTTATTCTCCATCTAGTTTTATTATTGGTATTTCAGATTTCAGTGAAGAAATAGACGTTACTAAATCAAGCGTTTCAGTTTCTTTATCAGGTGCAAATCAAACTTTTATTTCTACTGTTCTAAATGAAAATATAGCAAATAGATCAGTTACTATTCATAGAGGTCTATTAGATTCTAATAATGCTATTATTCCTGATCCTTTTTTATTATATAAAGGGAATATAGAAAATTTTAACATTAACGAAAAAGAAAATTCAAGCACTGTTACTTTATCAGTTGTTTCTCATTGGGCTGACTTTGAAAAAAAGAATGGTCGAAAAACAAATAATACTGCACAACAAAGATTCTTTAGTACAGATGTAGGTATGGATTTTAGTTCACAGACTGTTTTAGATATTAAGTGGGGTAGAGAATAATGTTTAAATGGTTAGATAATTTTTTAATTAAATTTTCAAAAAAAATACTTAACAGATATGCACCAACAGGAGAGTTTATTGCATACATTAACAAAGATGAAGAAAAAATATTAAAACAATTAGGTGGTTATGGAAAACCTATTAATAAAACAGGAATTAAATCATTTATATTTTGTTTTATTGCTGGAACAAAAGTTAAACTACCTGATGGAACTTCAAAAAACATAGAAGATATACAAGTAGGCGATAAAGTATTATCTTGGAATAAAGAATTATCTGAAGCTAAAGTAGTTAAGTTAATGAGGCCTATTCATAATGATATGGTTGAATTAAAATGGGAACATGGAATAACTACTAACACATTTGATCACCCTTTTTATGATGCTGAAAAAGAAACATGGTCATCTTACAATCCAAAATTAACTAAAGACAGATACGACTTTGAAAATGTAGAACAATTAAAAGTAGGTACAGTTGGCTTATATTTACAAGATGGTAAAATTATAAAGTCTAAATTATTATCTATAACTGAAAAAATTAAAGATACACAAACTTACATATTTGAATTAGATAAAGATAATACTTTCTTTGCAAATGGTTATTTAACACACAACAAAGGTTGGAATCCTATTAGTGCAGTTATAAGTTTTTTTACTAATCCTATTGTAGCTTTAGTTGCTACTATTGCAATAGCTTGGTTGTTTAGACCTAAAGTACCAGACCTACCTGACTTTGGTGTTAATGAAGCAGATGATTTTGAAACAGGAGTTCTTTTAAACAAACAATCTAATGACGCTAATATTCCTGTAATATATGGAGAAAGACTTGTTGGTGGCACAAGAGTTTTTGTAGAAACTTCAGGAACTGATAATACTTATCTTTATGTTGCGATAGTTCTTTGTGAAGGAGAAATAAATTCAATAGAAGAAATAAGAGTAAATGAAGAAGTAGTAACTTTTGATGGTGCTTTATCAGATAATGTTCAAAGGAATGTAGCAAGTTCAGATTCAACTTTTTATAAAGCTGATCCAAATGAAGAAAATGGGTCTGCTGAAAGTACTATTATTGTTGAGCCACATTTTGGTACAGATGGCCAGAGTGCATCAAGTTTGTTATCTACTTTATCTAATTGGGGTAGTAATCATAAATTATCAGGATTATGTTATTTAGCTTTCAGGTTTAAATGGAATCAAGATGTATATTCAGGAATACCAAAGATACAGGCTAAAATTAAAGGTAAAAAAGTTGTAGCATACAATTCTAGTCTAGTTGCACAAACTCCAGCTTTCACAACTAATCCAGCTTGGTGTTTATTAGACTATTTAACAAATAGTAGATATGGAAAAGGTTTAACTACTAATGAAATAAATTTACAAAGTTTTTATACAGCTTCACAAGTTTGTGAAACACAAGTAACTCCATATAATGGTAGCAGTGATATAAACATCTTTGATACAAATGCAGTTATAGATACATCAAAAAAATTATTAGAAAATGTTAGAGAACTATTAAAAGGTTGTAGGGGTTATTTGCCTTATACTGCTGGAAAATATAGTTTAATTATTGAAACAATAGGAAGTGCATCAATAACTATAACTGAAGATGATATTATTGGTGGTTATAGTTTGCAAACTCCAGCAAAAAATGAAACATATAATAGAGTTATCGTTAGTTATGTAAATCCAGATCGTAACTATCAAGTAGATGAAGTGCAGTTTCCACCAATAGATGATAGTGGATTACCAACAGCAGATAAACACGCAACAATGAAAACAGATGATGGTGGGTTTTTGTTAGAGGGTAGATTTGAATTTGGTAAAGTTATTACTAATACTTATCAAGCAGAAGAAATGGCTGAAGTTATTTTAAGAAGAACAAGAGATTCATTAAGACTTTCAATTAATGTATCTTTTAGTGCATATGATTTAGCAATAGGAGATATTGTTAATATTACACATTCTAGTATTGGTTTTTCTGCTAAACCATTTAGAGTACTAGCAATAAAATTTAACCCTGATTTTACTTTAGGTTTAGATTTAGTAGAGCATCAAAATTCACACTACACGTGGGCAACAAAGACACAAGCAACTGCTATTCCAACAACAAACTTACCTAATCCTAATAGCATACAGCCACCAGCTTCAGTTACACTTTCAGATGAAATGATTGAATATGCTGATGGTATTGTAATTACAAGATTAAATATAAACATAGGTGCTAGTCTTGATAAATTTGTTCAATACTATCAAGTTGAAGCAAAACAAAGTACAGAATCTAATTTTAAAATTATTTCTAATGGTACACAGTTAAGACATGAGTTGTTAAATGTTATTGATGACGCTACTTATGATGTGAGAGTTAAAGCAATTAACTCTCTAGGGGTTTCAAGTACATTTGCTTCTGCATCAAGAAAGATAATTGGTGCAACAGAAACTCCAGCTAATGTTGAAGATTTATCTGTTAGTTTAGTAGGTTCAAATCAAATGGAACTATCTTGGACGCCTGTCGCAGATTTAGATATTTCTTGGTACGAAATTAGATACCAAGATGTTCTTGTAGGTGCAGTATGGAATGAAAGTACACCTTTAACAAAAGTAGTAAGAAGAAAATCTAATACAGTTACTGTTAATGCACAAACAGGAACTTTTTTGATAAAAGCAGTAGATAAGTTAGGAAATTCAAGTGCTAGTGAAACTATTGTAACTACTGTAATATCAGGATTAAATAATTTTGTGCAAACCCAAACATTTAGTGAGTAATTATGGCAAATTTTAATGGAACGAGAGATAGTAATGTTGCTTTATCAGTTGATAACCAAAGTAGAAAAGTTTTAATTTTAGATACAATAACAAACTTTGATGATGGTGTAGGAAACATTGAATCAGCAGAGGGTGTGTTTGATTTAGGTGGAACTGATTCTACTTCTAATCCAACAAACTTTAATGGAAACATTCAACCATCTGGTTTTTATACATTTGATAATACTTTAACTTTAGATGCAATCTATGATGTAACACTTGGTGCTAAACTAGGAATGAGTTCAGAAGATGAATACGATTTATTTGATGATGGTAGAGGTGCTACGAAATTTGAAGATGCCAAAGCCCCATTTGATGGTAGCCCTGAAGTACAATGTGGTGCAGAAATACAAGTAGGATTTTCTGATACAGGATTAGGCTCAATTTCTAATTATAGAAAGATAGCACAACAAACTACATTAAAAGGTAGATATTTTAAATTTAGAGCAAAGCTAACTTGCGATAACAGTAAAGTTAGATCAAAAGTACATGATTTAAAATTTACAGTTAATTTTGAAAAAAGAGTAGATACAGGAGAAGATATAGTTTCATCAGCTAGTGGAAGTAATATAACATTTAATAATTCTTTCTTTGCTACTCCTAGTTTATCAATAGCTGGTCAAAGTATGACAGTTGGAGATTTTTTTACAATTACAAATAAGACAAAAAATGGATTTACAATTCAGTTCTTTAATAGTAGTAATGTAGGAATAAGTAGAACATTTGATTATCAGGCACAAGGATATGGCTTGAAATCGTAACCATTATAAAATATAAAGGAATCTATGGCACAAGTATCAGATTACGTTTTGGACAATCAGGGGTTTGCTTCTTTTAGAACCGAACTTAATAATATTTTAACAGCAGTAAATTCTTCTAATATAGGAAGTTCTGCACCTAGTTCAGCAGTAGCTGGAACTATATGGGTTGATAATGGAACATCAAATACTATAAAAATTAAAATTAATGATGGAACAGATAATTTAGAATTATTTACAATTAACACATCAACAAACGCAATAACATTACCAAGTGGAGTTGCAGTAACAGGAACGATAACAGAAACCGACCCTAACGCATTACCACTTGCAATAGCTTTAGGATAAGATAAAAAGGATTATATTATGGCAAATACTTTTAAAGTTAAATCAAATGCGGCTATGCCTGCAAGTACAGGAACTCCTTTAACAATTTATACAGTTCCATCTTCTACAACCACAGTAGTAATAGGTTTAACTCTTTGTAATGTTCATTCAACTTCAGTAACAGCTTCAGTAAAATTAGATTCAAACACATCAGATACAGAAACAAACGAAGAAACTTTTGTAGTTAAAGATGTTTCAATACCAGCTGGAAGTTCATTAGAAGTTTTATCAGGTGGTAAATATGTTATGCAAACTACTGATATACTAAAAATTGATTGCTCTGTTTCTGCAAAGATTGATGCAACATTAAGTATTTTAGAAATAACATAGGATTAAGATATGGCATTTATAGGTCGAGCAGTAGCACCAACACCAATCTCTGCAAACGATGTTCCTGATTTACCAGCATCAAAAATTACAACAGGAACTTTTGCAGATGCAAGGTTATCATCTTCAAGTGTTACTCAACACGCACAATCAGTAGACTTACAACCAATTAAATCTGACATATCAGCGTTAGCATTAAGAGAAGCTACTAACGAAAGTTCGGCAAGTTTTAATTTACCAAACCAACACATTGATACGTTTGCAACAGATACTTTAGGAACTAAAACTACTGCACAAGTTCAAAGTGGTTATGTAAGTAGTAGTGCTGATAGTGATCAATCTGTTACAATTAATTCAAGTAATTACACAACTTATGTTAATTCTGACCCTGTTATCCACCACGCAAATACAAGTTCATTTTCAGGGTGGCCTAATGGAACTTACACGACTATTAGTAATTATAATACTGCTTCTGCGCCTGACTTTCAAACAGGAAGTTCTTTAGGAACAAAAGGGGAAAAATTATTTGGTACTAATGGTAATGATCAATCTGCGTGGGTATTATGGAACAGAACAAACTCAGGAACAACTAATTATTTTGCAACATTTATAGGTTTAGAATTAACTACACCAATGGCATTAAGAGATTGGTCTGTTAGGTGGCAGAATGGGTCAGGTAGTTTTTGGACTATGTCTATGTATATGTATAACAATGCTTCAGGTGGATCAGCAGGAAATAGCGACCAATCTTTAGGTGGTCTAAATATAAAATCAGGCAATAGTATTAGTAATGGAACAACTTATACATCTTCATCAGATTGGACAGGTTATAGTGGTTCTAATTTTGCTTCAAACACATCAAAACAATCTTATTTTTGGATAAACCCTTTTCATTATAATGGAACAAATAGTTATATGTTTGACACCTTAACAATGACAGGATTAATGGCAGTTCCTACAACAAGTGCCACAGGAACAATTATTCAAAACACAAACACAGTGGGCTCTGCTAAAACAAAAGTTGGAGGTACAATCTTATACAAAGATAATCAAGGTACAGCAACACTAGGAACTGATATGAAAGTTTATTTCAGTTGTAATGGTGGAACTAATTGGACAGAAGCA